GCTAAACGTGCAGAGATTACGAAGGAGTTAGGTGATGTCTGTTGGTACATTGCTGTACTAGCACAAGAACTAGGCGTTAATCTAGGCAAGGTTATGGAAGACAATATTGAAAAACTTTCTGATAGACAGTCTAGGGGTATGCTAGGCGGCAGTGGAGATAACAGGTAGTAATAGTTTTGTCATGATATGGGTTACTAATCTGTTATGAAAGAGGGGGCTTAATTGCCCCCTTTTTTAGTCTGTTAAACTAAATAAATCACCAGTGTATTTACCTTGTTTTCTTTTAGTTTTAATACCATCAATAATTTGTAATAAAACCTCATAATCATAGCCCTTCTTTCCTTCTTCTGGTTCACCATAAGTGTTATGATAAATTGTAAGGGCTAATTCTCTTTCATCTGGTCTAGCTTTCATAAATCTCTCTCTCTCCATTGGGTTATATCCAAACCTTTCTGGAGCAGACAGTTTAGCGTTAGTTCTTACTGCTTCTTTAATATCATCTTTATAGTTTGAAATAATGTCACGTATAGCTATTGATTTTTCTACGTCTGAAAGGTTTTTATATTTTTCTCTTTTCATCATAGGAACCACAAAGTTAGTAATAAACTCACCATACATGGCGTTCAACATTAAGTCTGCTTCTGGAACATTTGTACGTGACTCGATTACACGCTTACTGATTTTAAGCCTAGCAATTTCTTTTTCAAAGAAGTTCTTACGCTCATTCAATAGAACACCATAGGTTTGCCGTGTTATAGGTGCAATCCTACGAAGCGGCTCTTCTCTAGTTCCTGATTCATATACTTGTGCCTTATCAAATCCCCACGCATTAGACAGCGCATCTTCAATAGCATAGTTTCCGGGTACACGAGCAAGTGACTTATTAACAATAAGACCAAGTAAATCTGCTGTACGAGTATCTTTTACCAATCGTGCATCATCAGGCGCAAGGAAAGTGTTATACAAATCTTGACCCACTGTTAGTGGAATAGAGTAAGTACTAATAATATTAGACACTGCCTGTCCAAGTATTCTTCCACCCGCCTCATAACTGTCAGCTTCTGCAATATCTTTGTATGCTTTATCTAATGCGTAAACACCAAATCCTGCACGGAATTGTGTACCGGATAACGCTTGAAATGCTTCCGTAACAAAACTTCTGTCATCAGTAGTTTTCTCACCCTTTTGTAATCGGGTAATCCAATCAGCAAAAAAGAGATATGGTGCAGCTGGAAAGAATGGACGCATATCAAATGTTTTACCGCCTACAGTTTTACCTTCCCACCAGTTATCACCAGCGTACTCACTTTGTCTAAACGCCATAGCACCAAACAAAGCGGCACTGCCAACTAAACCTTTAGCAATATCATCATAGTTTTCAGAACCACCTGCAATTGTTTTTAACACACGAGGATTAATCAGATATAAAGGTGAATATTCGTAGGTAAATCTCATAGCATTAGCTACAAATCTTGGGAATGGAACCAAAGATGTTGTCAAGAAAGGCGCAGAGTGCATTAAATTTACAAACGCTTTTCCTACTCCACTTGTTGGATCACGCTGGAATGTAAAATACATTGCTTCTTTAGCTATGTTTTCTAATTCTTGTTTGCCATCAAAAATTAAAGTATTACCAACTTTTAGTTCTTTTCCAAACAAATCGTTAAACTTACCATCACGAATAAGTTTTTCTAAGTTAAACTGATCCATATCAATTGATGGGTCTAGTTGTCTAGCACGAGCAGCAGCTTCGTTTAGCTTTCTTTTCATGCCACCTACTAAAGCAACATTTTTAAAGTAATTGTCTGAAGCGGTATTCAGTGCGTTAATGTTCTGCATGAATTTTACCATTTTATCTGTTGCAGCCCCAGTAACTTCACCAGATGCATCAGAAATGTCGGTAATTTGTTTAAACACCTTTTGTGCCATTGAAGGAAATGCTTGTTTATACAACTCAGCAATAGCACGTGATTCCACAGGATTTATTGTTCCGTATAGTGTAGCAAACACATCTGCGTTTGGTGTACTTGTGAACAAGCCTACTTTTCCTTTAGCTGCTTTACCAAAAGTAAGTGCGGATAGAGAAGTAGCAATAGATTGGTCAAAGGCGCGTGTAATAGTATCAAAGCCTACACGAGTATATCCAGATATAGTGTTCCTGAAAGTTGTTGCAGGCTGTGAAGTCATTAAAGCACGGCGCAGATCATCTAATCGTCTAAGTGAAATTCCGGTTTTTGTTTCTTCTAGCTTGGCAACAGCACTACGCATATCACCACGTTTAATTTTTTCACCAGCTTTTGTTAGTGTCTTAACTGCTTCTTCACTAAAACCAAACACGTCTGCAGCCGAAACATCCGTTAATTGACGAATGAGTTTTTCTGTTTGGCCTCTTTGACCAAGACCTTTACCCATAGCTGAACTTTCAGCAACGTACATATCATTGACAACCATGCGAAGAATGTCATCACTGTTAAGATTATATTTGTCATACAGACCTCGCAACAAGTTTTTAGTTGTATCATCTTCTTTTTCTAGTGCTTCTGAAACAATACGAGAAACAAAATCAGAGGTGCGTTCTTTTGGCTGTCTTTTAGTTCCTGTTTCTACTAAAAGTTCAACAGCAAGAGCATCCAGACGTTCCATTCTGGATGGGTCAAGTTTAGCTACAAGATGATCTGCAAGGTTTGACTCTTGTGTAGCTTTCAACAGTTCTTCTTCACCTGCTGCTACAGCTTCTCTATCAAGAGGTTTTCTTGCTTCTTTAACAGCCTTTGCAACTTTTTTGTTTTTTGATAAGACTTCTCTTGCTGCTTCAGTTGCTTCTTCGTTTCTTTTTGCAACAGCTTTTTCAGCATCAGACAAAAGTGTTTTACTCTTACGTGATACTAGTTCGCTAAATGCCTTTTTAGGTAAACCAACTGCAAGTGCAGCAGGAGCCAGACCGCTAATAGCAGCAGTAGCGGTAAGTTCACCCATACTAAAATCTTCACGTACATCAATCTCTTGCTCAGTTTTTTGTTCGGCAATATTCTGTAGCGCACCCATAGTAGCTTCTGTAGCAATTGTTGTTTTAATTGGATTAGCAGCAATTGTCTTTAGCGGCTGTTTAAACGATTCCATAATAAGACGCTTAACGCCTTCTTTTGCAACTTGCGCAGTTGCACCAGCACCAGCTTTTACTGCTGCTGTACCTACACCTGCTGTGAAAATACCGGGGAGAATACTTACGTATGTGGAAGGAGCAGTGGCGATACCTTCAAGATAGTCTGTGAAAGCATTAGGTGCGCCACCTTCGTCAAAAGCACCGGGAAGTGCTTCAAAGGCAGTATAAAGATTGCGATAATCTTCAAACCTTTGTTTGGCTTTTTTATCTTTATTTGAATCAGCTGCCGCTGCAGATGTATAATTATAGTCCATACCGGCAGTAAATTCATTTACTTTGAATGACCGGAAGTGTTCAATTACCTCTTCAACAGCATCTTCTGGGGAAATGTCATCATAACCTAAACGATCACGTGCAAAGCGTACAGCTTGCTCACGTATCTGTGGGCTTTCAACAAATGCTTCATATGATTTTACTTTTGTTGGGTAATTTTTTTGTTCATCAGACTGCTCACCATAAGCAAAAGCGAACTCATCTTCTGGCTCTTTTGCTTTTTGCTCAATTTGAGTTACAGGTTCACCATAGGCAAAAGAAAACTCGTCTTCAGCTCCAAGTTTATTATCTTCGTCCCTTTGAAGTGGATCACCGTAAGCAAATGAAAATTCATCAAATTCATTCATAATTTACGTGCTTTCTATTTTTACTTACTAGTAAGTGTGTCAGCAAACTCTACAGAACCACCAGTACGCTTCACGTCTTTTCTACTTTTATCGTTAAGCATAGCTTTTCTAGCAGTGTTAGCTGGTGATTTAGCTAAAGTACCATCGTCTTTAATCCTGTAATATTCATCATTAACTTGCTTGTACGGAATTGTTTTACCCATACCCATAAATAGAACATCTGGAACTACACCACCTTCGTATTCATAAAGCGGTTTATCATTTTTCTCCGATTCTCTTTGTTTTATAAGTTTTTGTACTTGATCATACAACTTAATTGCAGTTGCTTTTGAAACGTCCATTTCATTTTCAATAGCACGTACTTCTTTTGACTTAAATCCAGAAGTACTCTCTATAATTTTTTCTGCCTTTAACACGTCCTCATCTACAATCTGACCTGAAGTTTGTTTAGGCATATTGACTTCAAATGCTGCTGCTTCCTTATCCACACCTTGAGAAACTAAACTACGCACTTCTGGTGTCATTATAGGCTTTATAGCATTTATAAATTCATCTGATTTTCCTGCTTGCCTTGCCGCATCTACAAGTGCATCAGTGTTAACTGGTACACTTCTTTTTGCGGCAGCTAGTTCTGCTGCTGCAAGATATGCTTCACCACCTTCAGCTGTATCTGGACGTACTTTAATAGCATTTATTTGCGTTTCATTTAACACTACTTTAGGTTTTTGACCATTGCCGACTAAAGAAACTTGAGGTTTAATTTCAACCCCACCTTTGTGGGCTTCATAGGCAGCAACAAAATTGACATCGCTACTGCTATCTTTATTACTAGCAAAGTCTGCATAAACTTTATTTAATGCTTCATCAAAAGCCTTATTGAAAGCCTCATTAACGGCTGCGTCTGATTCTGTATTAGCTGTATCAATTGTATAATTACCATCGGATTCAATTTTAAACCGCATACCAGCTGCCAACAATTCAGGATTATCTTTCACAATAGCCATTGCAAGTTTTCTTGCTTTTGATTGAACAGATACAATACCATCAAAGGTAACACGCTTGGAAGCATCGCCAATGTCTTGCTTTAATTTAGCTACAACAGTGCCAATCTTAACTGCTTCATCACGTGCTGCTTCAGCACCTTCACCGCCAGATGCTGCAGTAGTTTGTAGCCGTGATAGGTATGAATCCAAAGTGATAGCACCTGCGTCAAGAAGTTTTTTATCAATAGCTGAAGCTGCTTTTAGATCACCCTTCTCAAGAGCCTCTTGCTTGTCTACCTTAAGCATTTCAATTGTGCTACCAGTTTTCATTGCAGTAAGACGTGATTGCGTTTTACCAAGATTCATAATCGTCTGTTCTGCTTTTGCTTTAGCATCAGCATCAGGAGCGGTATTAAAGTCGTTAATGGCAAGTTCCATTTGCTTATCAATACCCAGATTAGATGCAAGGTTAGTTGCTCTTTCGCTGTAAAAAGTTCTTTGTTTGTCGTCTAAGTCACCCTTTGCAAGTTTATCACGAACATATTTATATTCCTGATCTGCAGTCATACCGTCTAACTTAAACGCTTCACGTTTAAATTCTACAGTAGGTATTGAAATATCCTTTACATCTCGTACACCCAAGTCCATCATAGTCATTTGTTCTTGAGTACGCTGTTCAACAAGAGATTCTGCATCAATATCAGGACCAAGATATTTCAAAATACCCTTTGGCTCAACCCCCTTCAGACCTTCTTTAGAATCTGGAAGAGGTATTGTTGTATCTTCTATAAATGAATATGCAATATCAAGATCGCTTGCAGCCGGTGACATCTTTGAAACATCACCAAAATATTTGTTAAAGTCTAAATCGCCAGATTGCGATCTATCAGAAATTCTACCTACTAAAGTATTAAAGGCATCTAAATCTCCACTTTGCTTTAATAAAGAAGCGGCACGTATAGCAGCTTGCTGATCATCTGCACCACCAAGATTTGCTCTTGCACGTTTGAGTGCCTTAACAATTTTTTCGGCTTCATCTCTACGTCTATCTTGATCCTGTACAGTGCGCTTTAAACGAATATCTGACGCAGTTTTAATACTGTCTTCAATTCGTTCCATTTCATCTTGCAATGATGTAGTCGCACTTTCTGCTAATCCTTTAACAATACCTTCACCAAAAGCACCTAAACCAAAAATACCCATTGTTACACTCTCCTAGACATTAAACCTGCAGGCTGTTCCATAGTTTGTTCTTCTTCTACTTGTATTTCTACCTCCGGCATAACTTCATTTTCTTGTACATCTTTATCTTCTTCTTCTTGTAACTTTGTAAGTGCCTTATCAACGAGAGTTTCGCTTACTTTTTTAGGTTTATCTGTTCCCATATCATATTCAACACCTGCTGTATCTGCAATATATGAAATCATTTCCATTATAACCGGCATAATCAAAACACCTACATCAACACTATGTTTACCTTCCATAACTCCAGAAAGTTGCATTGTGTTTGCAAGAGTTGAAACAGGTACGCCCATTTCAAGAACATCCAAAAGTTGGTCTGTAACTTCATCAGCAGTAAGACGTGGAATATAGTATTCAAGAGCCTGTTCAACAGTTGTATATTGGGGAGGGCTTTGCCACGGACGACCACCAAGTTCAGCGGTTAAAGACATACCGGGAATTGGAGCATCAAAGCTAGGTTCATTCATTTCAGCCATTTGATTTTAATTCCTCTTTTTGTTGTCTTATATACTTCATATAATGCATAACACGACTAATTTCAGACATATTCTCTCCTGAAGAACTTTGTTTTTTTGAACTTCTGGAAAGTAATCCATTTGTCATTTTTTCAGAAACAGTTGGCGTTTTATCTTTTTTCGCCATTCTATCAATTTGATTTGACAAAGTTTGATACACTAGTGGTGCTGGATTAATTAATGGCATAGCTTGTCCTCTTTTTCATCTTTTTATTCACAATAACATTCATCATCTGACGAATAACCCATTTAAGTGCTGGTTTATCTTTAATGTATTTTGCAAAATTTTCTCCATGCTTTTGGTACAGGTTCTTAAACCATTTTGGAGCATCATTATGCAACCAGCTTCTAAATACAAACCATCTAACATCTTTTGCACCATATACTTCAAGTGCTACCCAGCAACTTCCAAATTTAAGCCAAGCCGTTCCAAGTGTTCCTATTAAATTACCAATAGCACTACCCGCAGAAGATGACCTTTGTGCAGCGGATGCAGCATTTTGTGCGTCTGCGCTAAGTTGAGCAGTTGCTAATGCATTTAGACGATCAAGTTCGCCTTCGGCAGATTTCCATGCCCATTCCATTGTGTCACCGTAGTAGTTCCACAAATTATTGTAAGCTGTTTTACTTACGTCAAGAATAGCATTCGCATTCAACTCATTAGCACGATTAACTGAAGCAGTATCTGCTGTAGCTATCTGCCTACGCCACTGTGCATTACTCTGTGCAATCACTAGTTGGTTTTGTGCATTAAACTGATCACGTTGATTGTTTAGTTCTGCATTAAAACGATTTACTGTATTAGCCTGACCCGCATTATACTGTGATTGTGCATTAGCTTGTGTCGCATTAAACTGTGACACTTGAGAACCAAGGTTTTGAAAGAACTGATCAACTTGATTTTCACTGGATGCATTAAACTGTGCAGCAGCATTGGTTGCAGCTTGATCTGAAAACAAAGATTGTACACGCTGTTGTGCTTTGAACAACTCTGTCTGTTGCTCATTAGACAAGTTAGCCATATCCATCTGCAAGAAGTTTTGTGCCTCTTGTACAGAAGCCTGCTGTCTATTACTCAGGTTCTGGCTATCCATAGCAGCAATTGTCGCAGCATTCTGCAGGGTCGTAGCTTGTGCAGTATTAAGATTAGCTAACCCAATAGTTTTCATCAACTCTGAATTATGTAATTGCTCTTGCTGGTCTGCACTAAATGTTATGTTAGCTGCCTCAGAAAATCTAGCTGCGTTTTGCATAGCTGTTTGTTGTTGTACATTAATCTGTTGACCTTGTAAGGCTGCAGAAAGTTGAGCATTAGACATATAAGATTGTTGTCTATTAGACAGATTAGCTAAATCTATTTGAAGATTGTTGGCATTGTTTACTAGTGCTGTCTGCTGTCGATTGTTTAAATTCATGTTAGCAACTTCAGCAAATCTAGCAGCAGTAACTAAGTTTACTTGTTGCTGATTACTTAAATTCTGTCCTTGGAAAGCCGCCTTTATCTGTGCATTAGCTAAGAAGGTTTGTTGCATGTTAGACAAGTCTTGTGTCTGTAGTGCGAAAGCATTAGTACTGTTCTGTAATGCTACTTGTTGCTCATTAGATAAGTTCTGCAGTGAAAGACCTTGTTGTGCAGCAGCATTAGTTAGTGCCACTTGTTGCCGCCTATCTAAGTTGCTCATATTCATTTGGTTAAATGTTTGAGCATCTTGTGTAGCAATAGGTAGTGAAGACTCCATAGCAGCCTGTAGGATAGCCGCACCTGCCATTGAGCTACCAGCTAGACCCCTTGAGGCCATAGCAGCGTTAGCAGCCCTTAAAGCCCCTGCTGCCCATACAGGTGTGCCATCATCAAACTGCTTCATCAGCCCTTCTAGCTGACCCTGTACAGTTCCTAATGCACCTACCTCGCCTTGAATAGCTTTAGCTAATGTGCCATTGTCTACACTAAATGAATCTAGTTTAGCTGCATAAGCTACAGCATCTTCTCTGAGGAACCCACCTGATTGCGCTAGTTGCGCTTGAGCCATGTTAGACTCTTGAATTTGCGCAGCCTGCGGTATTTCATTTACAGATACGGTAGCTTGTTGAGCTATAGCTGGGTCAATGCCAGAGGACTGTGCAATCTTAGCTGCTGGTACAACTTCGTCTTGACCTTTAGCTTCTGCTAACTGGTCTGGTGTCACGTTTAGATCGCCAAACCCAACCCCTTGTTTTAAAGCAGTATCAAACTCTGGTGCGCCGGGTTTAGCCCCAGTAGATAACACACCTTGTGCTGCTGTTATACCGCTAGTTGATCCCTCTGCAGCGACCACTTTTTTCATTTCAGAGTCTATATCAGATTCTGTAGTTGTTACAGCAGCTTTATTAGCATCTGACGAAGTAATTAGTCCAGCTTGATACGTATTTGCAGTAGCAGTCGGTACTTGTACAGCACCTGCTGAAAAGTCATAGCTAATAGGAACTTCAAATCGTGTACCATCTGGTGTAAATGCAAATTTATTACCTTCTTGCGGCATTACTGTTGGACGTACTACGCCGGGGGTAGGATCACTTTCAAGGTATGGGCCGGTCAGTGTACCTGTTCCTGCTGCTATTTTTTGTGCCTCTTCTGTTTTTGTAGCTTTAGAAATTGTTGTGCCACCAATAGGCAGACCGGGTTGATACATTTGTTCTACACTAAATTGTGCTACACCGGGAACTGGGTTTTTAATTTCTGCTGTTTTTTGATCGCCTACATTTACACCTTCAGGTAACTCATCTCCTTCTTGATAATATGTAGCAGGAGTTATATTATATTGTGTAGGACTAGCACCTGTATAAACAGGTGTGGCAGCTTGTGTTGCCTCAAAATTACTTACAGTACCTCTGTTTGATACAGGCTGTTCTTCTTCTTGATTAACAGGCTGTTCTTCTTCTTCTTGATTATTTGCTACGCCACCAGTATTAAACCGTGGCACATACCCACCTGCTGCCATCTTCCGTGCAGCATTCGTATACATATTCATCTGTTGTTGCCGTGCAGGGTCTTGGTCAACATACTGTTGAAACTGGTTCATATCACCTTGATAGCCCATAGCCCCTGCAATCTTATTCATTGCTTGAGGTTTAAATCCTTTGAACATTGCCATATTAATTAAGTCCCATAAATACTGTAACCACCATAGCTACTACCATTATAGTGCTACCCATTATCATTGCTTCTAGACGCCACATGCGTTTGTCTAGTGCTTCTAGTTTCTCACCTACAGCAGCGTAACGCACTGCACATTCTTTTTCATGTGCTTCTAGTTCTAGTGCCACACGAAGTTCAGGGGTTACAGACTGCTCTAGTTTCATTTCTAGCTCCAAGAATCAAACCAAGTAGATACCTCAGCGGTGACTTCATCTGTAGTCATATCAACTAAGTCACCGTCACTGTTTTCTTTCTGCATAGCGTACCGACCATGAATGTTAAGTACACGAGTGGTAAGCCCTGCCTTGTCTAGTACCGTTACTGTTTCTGGCACTTTAAACTCACGAGGTGCGTCATTGGTCCAGCCCACCATAGTAAAGTTATCCGGGTCAGGGTAGTATCCACCATCCTTTACCCATAGAGGTACAGTCATGCCCTGTGGACCTGCATCTAGTTTATATTCAATAATCATTCTTCTTTCTCCTGTTTGTTTTCTAGAAGATTCATATATTCAGAATTAGTAAAGTTTACTTTGCCAAACATACGTTCCGCAGTTTTGTCTACATTGACACAATACTTATCTGCCATTTGGTCTAAAAACTCTTCTAAGTCATTTGAGTGTAATACAACACCATTACTAATTTGTTCTCCAGTATGTTGTACGTAACCAGAGGTCTCTGTTAACGCTACTTGTGGATGTACCCCATACTGTTGCAGGTACTCAATTGTGGCTGTTTGCGCACGACCACCTTCTAGTAAATTACGGTACATAAGTTCAAAGCCTCTACGAACATGGTGTCGTTTTTCTTCAGCTTCAAATGTAGATTCATCCCATTCGTCAATACCGTGTTTTTCTTTAATGTTATTATACTGATCAATAAGCGTAGCTATATCCTTAAACGATCCGTTAATCTTTGACTCTAGCATAAACATAGAAACATTCTTTTGACGAAACTTTGCTTGTGAGATTGGGTCATCTTCAAACTCTAAGTCTTGAATTTCTTTTTGTGTTTCTGCGTAGCTAACCTGTGCTTCTGCTAATGCCATCTTACGCTTTTCAATCTCTGCCATAATCTGACGCATCATACGCATTGGTGATTGACCATTGAGCATAGTTAGTGTCATTAGTGATAGAGTATGCTGGCTGTTGTTACGATCAAAGCTACGAGTTTTTTCTTCTATCTCTGGAAGAAATTCATTTACTTTTGCTACAGCAGCCGTATTAATTTTATTCTCTTGTATCATGGGTAGATCAAAGGCTACCCTTGTAGTTATTATTTCATTAGTCAATTTACTTCTCCTCTGTATAAAAAATTACATTATACAGATATTTTACTAAAAATGCAAGTCTTTATTAGCTACCCGCAAAACCAGCCGCACCTTCTCTGGATTGAGTTAAGTTTCCAAAGTCTGTGGCATTACCCGGTGTAGATATAGTCACATAGTCTATTACATTTGTTTGAGAACTTCCTCCACCAAAAATAGCCCTAGTACCACTAGAAGCAGCAGCTCTGTAACTTTTTGTTACTGTCATGTCACCAAAGTCTGTGGCATTACCCGGTGTAGCTATAGTCACATAGTCTATTACATTTCCGCTGGTATTACCGCCAGCAAATAAAGCTCTGGTTTCAGACGCTGCGCCTGTTGTGCTAAATCTAGCTACAGTAAGATCACCAAAGTCAGTAGAATTACCGGGACTCATTATTGTGATATACTGAATAACATTTGAAGTTCCTGACCATCCCCCAGCAAATAATCCTCTGGTGGAATTAGCTGTAGCACCCATTTCTGGCTGCGGTGTAACTAATTCACCAAATTCAGTAGCATTGCCTGTGGTAGCAATAGTAATATAACTTATATCGTTATAAGAAGAAACCCATCCCCCACCAAATACACCTCTAACACTATTACCAAGACCTGCTTGACCATAACCTGTAGTGAACGAATCGCCAAAGTCCGTGGCATTACCCGGTGTAGCTATAGTTATATAATCTAGTGTATTATTAGCAGTGCCACCCCCCGATGGTGAACCGGGACCAGTTATTCCTCTAGTGCCGTTAGAACATCCACAGTTATAACCTCTAGCTACTGTAAGATCGCCAAAATCAGTGGCATTGCCCGGACTAGCTATAGTCACATAGTCAATTACATTGGTAGGACTACCTAGTCCACCCGAAAATACACCCCTAGTACCAAAAGAATTACTGGGAGGTTGTACTACAGCAGTAGTATACCACCCGTTATTAGCATAGATTTTAAATACATCATCAGAAGTGTTAAACCATAATGCACCGTCACAAGGGTAAGTAGGTTCTGTGGATTGTTCATAGTACTCTTTTTTGAGTGTGCCACTACCTGCACCTACTTTAGCATTGTAGGTGAAGTCTACAGTGCTACCGCCATTGGTAATTGTGTCTACTTTTATTGTACTCATAAAATTAATCTCCTGAACACGCACTATAATAATAATCAACCGTGCCAATCATGTTTCCAAAGTCTGTAGCATTACCTAAAGTATCTATTGCAACCCTATCTATTGTTTCAGCTACCTCTGCTGTTCCACTTCCACCCATAAAAATAGCGTAAGTTAAATCTGTAGTACATGCCGAAAAACTTCTGCCAACAGATAGATTACCGAAGTCTGCAGCATTGCCGGGGGTAGCTGGTGCTACATAAGAAATTGTATCACTAGCATTTCCAACATCTGTAAAAACAGCTCTAGTAAGGTTAGAAGTACCACTTACACTCAAACTTGACCCAAGAAGATCACCAAAGTCTGTTGCATTTCCTGCTGTTGCTATAGTAATGCGGTCTATTGTATTAACATCAGCATAGGAAGCATTTCTACCACCAGCAAAAAGTCCGTATGTTTGATTGGAAGCACCACAATCACCAAGCCTTCTAGCAACTGTAAGATCACCAAAGTCTACAGCATTTCCTGTAGTCGCTATAGTTATATAATTTATAACATTAGAGCCAGCAACGCCAGAGGAACTACCACCAGCAAAAATACCGTAAGTTGGATTAGAACACCCTGCTACATCTGACGTAGCAACTGTAAGATCACCAAAATCTGTAGTATTTCCGGGTGTTGCTATAGTAAAATAATCTATTACATTTTGAAAATACGGAGAACCATTTATTTCCCCTCCTGCATATATACCCCTTGAACCATTTGAAGCACTACCCCCTTTACCTCTAGCAACAGTAAGATCACCAAAGTCTGTAGTGTTTCCCGGTGTAGTAATAGATACATATTGCATATCATAACTACCAGCATTTCCACCAGTAGCAACTGCTCTATCCCCCACCGCAGGTGGTGCCGTCACACTAAATATCCTAAATTTACCATTTATATACTGATACAAGTCTGTACCATCAAACCAGAACGCACCATTAGCTGGGCTGCTAGGTTCTGATGCACCTGTGTAGTACTCAGAAATTGCATGGCTTGCCGTAATATCTGCCCCAGCTATGTTTAAACCCTGCGAGAAAGAAGGAGACCCATCTGAGGTATTTTCCATACTTGATACTTTAAATTCACTCATTATTTAATCTCCTGAACATGCGGCAGTGCCATATCTTGACACACTAAGATCACCAAAATCCGTGGCATTACCTGTAGTATCTATAGTCACATAGTCTATGGGGAGAAAAGAAGACTCGCTCGTTTTACCTGCAGCAAAAACCCCCCTCGTGTGATTTGATGTGCCACCAAGTCGTTGGGCCGCTAAAGTAAGATCGCCAAAGTCTGTTGCATTGCCTGTTGATGCTATAGTTACATATTGAATTGTATTGGTATTGCCATATGACGGCGCACCAATATAGCCACCAGCAAACAAAGCCCTAGTTAAACTAGAACAACTTCCCGGCATGTGGATCGCAATAGTAAGATCGCCAAAGTCTGTTGCATTACCCGCAGATGCTACCGTAATATAATCTATTACGTTACTGGGAGCATGTCCCCCACCAAACAAAGCTCTAGTTAGATTAGCTTCTGCTGTAACACCACCTCTACTGACAGTTAAATTACCAAAGTCTGTTGCATTGCCTGTTGATGCTATAGTAATGTAGTCTATTACATCAACATAGTTATTTGCACCACCACTAGAATTACCGCCTCCAAAAACACCCCTACTGCTATCGGAACATCCTCCTACCTGCCTTCTAGCCACTGTAAGATCACCGAAATCTGTAGCATTTCCTGCACTAGCTATAGTAATGTAGTTTATTATATTATATACGGTACTCCCATTTAAACCCCCAGCAAACACGCCTCTATTACCATTAGAAGCGGATGCACCCATTGATATTGCTTGAGTAAGATTACCAAAATCTGTAGCGTTTCCTGCAGTAGGAATGCTTATATAGTCTATTACGTTTTGCCAAGCAGTACCCGATCCAGAACCATTATCTCCCCCACCAAACACACCACGATTACCTGCGTTAGTAGGTAAATTAGTATACGTTAATTCATAAAACTCACTGTTAATATAAACATACGCTTTGTCATCATCTGTATCATACCACACTGCACCATCAGCAGGACTAGTCGGTGCTGCACTCTGTGCGTAATGCTCTTGTTTATTTACAGAAGCTAAAGCCACACCACCAATTGTAACACCATCTGATATGTTCGGCGCACCTGTCCCAGCTAAATTAGTAACTGTATCTACTTTAATCTTACCCATTTATACCACCGCCCATCTTGATCCTGAAGGTACTGTAACTGTAACGCCCGATGCTATGCTTACAGGACCAGCACTTACTGCATTTTTATTACTTGTAATTGTGTAGTTAGCATCAACTGTTTGACCATTCTCATAAAATATATCGTTTACAGCACCTGTCGCTACCTCAGCCCAAGTTAAACCACCAGTATTACCAGATTGTGCTGAAAGAAAATAACCATTAACAGGACTGTTACTAACTTTTAGGTTGGCCTCATCTACTATATTGTCAGCAATAACAGTTGCACCATCTGATGATGAAGTAACCTCACCTGTGTGATTAGGGTGGGTGTAACCACTTGTAGTAGCAAAAGATAATACACCTGAACCGTTTGTAGTTAAGACTTGTCCATTAGTACCATCAGCAATAGCTGCAGCAGGAGCCGTAGTAAATACAGCTACATTACCCGTAGCATTAGGGAAGGTAATTGTACGGTTAGCCGTAGGGTTTGTAAATGCTACAGTAGTATCATTACCGTCTGCAGCAGAACCTTCTACAGTAAAGCCTGAGTCGTTAAGGTGCATACCTGTTACAATAGGACTTGTTAGTGTTTTATTAGTAAGTGTTTTGGTTGTAGCTGAGAAGTATGTGTCTAGTAAGTCTACATCACGATAACCAATATTGTTGCCATTGTCAAATACTAGTAGGGCATCATTGTTAGCTATTGCGGTACTTGTGTCTACACTTACAGCAGAAAAGTCAGCTACTGTGTTTAGCTCTGCGCCTGTAGCATTAAGACCTGTTACGTTATTAGATGTTGCGGCTACACTATCTACATAAGCTTTTACAGATTGTTGTGTTGGAATAAGTACTGCACTGTTAGAAGACATGTTATCTTCATCTACAAATCCAGTAGCAGTTATAGTACCGTCTGTAATACTACCAAATGTTACTGTACCTGTAGTGGTAATAGCACTTGAACCATTGTCAATAGCACCAAAACCACTTGTAATACTACCACTATTTAATGCACCTACAGTTGTTACATTACTAAGTGTATCTAAAGATGTCTCAAAATATGTTTCAAAGTCAGTTAATGCTACCTGCTTCATAGTACCAGCATCATTGACTACAACCCTGTCTGCATCTGCAAGAGTAGTAGCAGTAGCTGATGTGTCACCATCTACAATATTTATTTCAGCAGCAGTAGCATTTACACCTGTAAGGTCAGTGGGTGCAATACTAATATTAGCTGTACCATCAAAAGACTGACCAGCAATTGTACGTGCAGTTTCTAGTGCAGTAGCTGTATCGGCATTGCCTGTAACATCACCAGTAATATTACCTTCAATGTTAGCTACAAGTGTACCTGTAGTAATAGTGAGGTCGCCAGTAGATGCACCTGTAAATGTGCCAGTACCTACAGTAAATTTATCTGCACTCTCATCAAAGCCAATAAACGCATTAGCATCGCTACCACGTTCAATAACAATACCTGCATCACCAGAAGCTGAACCTGAACGTCCATTGCCTAATTCAATAAGCTGGTCATCCACAGTCATATTACTTGAGTTAACTGTAGTTGTAGTACCATTTACTGTTAAGTTACCACCGATAATAGCATTACCAGTGGTGGTTACTTGAGCAAACTGTACGTTATCACTTGTAGCTAAACTCTGGTCAGTGTCCGACAAATCTGTAGCAGCAATGGTAATGTTTGCACTACCGTCAAAAGATTGACCAGCAATTGACCTAGCTGTTTCTAATACAGTTGCACTAGCAGCATTGCCAGATGTGTCCTGATTGCCTGTGGTGTTAACGCCCGGAAGACTTATGTTAGCCGTACCATCAAAGCTAACACCACCTATAGTACGAGCAGTCTCTAATGCTGTAGCTGTAGCAGCATTACCTGAAGTGTCCTGATTGCCTGAAGTATTTACACCGGGAAGGTTGATATTAGCAGTACCATCAAAAGATACACCGCCAATAGTACGTGCTGTTTCTAATGCTGTTGCAGTATCTGCGTTACCTGTTATATCACCTGTAACTGGGCCAACAAGGGACGTACCAGTGATTGTTGTGCCTGTAATAGCAGCAGCAGAATTAGCACCAATAATAGTACCGTCAATAGCACCACCATTAATGTCTACTGTAGCAAGTGTAGATGTACCAGAAGCATTTAAGGATGTAAATGTACCAGCAGCAGCACTAGCCCCACCAATAGTAGCACCATCTATTGTACCGCCGTTAATATCTGCCGTGTCAGCTACTAGGGCATCAATGGTAGCAGTACCGTCAACGTACAAATTACGCCACTCAGAGCCTACAGCACCTAAGTCGTATGTATCATCAGCAGAAGGTAATAGAGGAGAGGCCACATCTGCAGTAACTGTAACTGTGTCACTTGCAGCATTTCCAAGTGTAGTGTTTCCATTTACTGTAAGATTTCCGGTAAGAGTAGAGTTAGTGTCTACTTGCAATACGTCTATTGTGGCTGTACCATCAAGATACAAATCTTTAAACTGTAGGCTAGATGTGCCTAAATCAATATCATTAGTGGTAACAGGGACAATTGCACCGTCTTGTATACGTATTTGTTCTACAGCAGCACTAGACACCTCTACAAATACACCAACACGATTGTTTGCTGTATCAATAACTACTTTGTTTAGTGCATCTGAGTCAGCAATTAAAGGTACATATGCACCTTCTGCCGTAGTACCATCGTGCTTGTGTCCTGTGCTTGCGCTAAAGGCATCTCGAATAGCATTGTATTCTACGTTAAGCGGATTAGCACGTACAACAGCCGTTGCAATAATATCTGCTGAAGATTGTCTTGTATATCCTGCCACTTGTTATCTCCTATCCCCTGTTCCATACAATATTGATACAGCCTGTATGGTATGGCTGGGGCTTGTACTGTTGGTAACATAAGCTACTGAAATAGAATCGCCGGAACCGCTTATGTTAGTACTACGAATTGGTGTAGGGTTTCCGTCATAGATGTCTGTGTCATCATATATAGTTGAACTTGCATCAAAGAAAGAAGCGGCACCTGCTGTAGTTAAATCAAAGTTAAAAGGTGCAGCAATTTCTGCATCACCGAAATTGTATTCTATGCCTACTGATATTGTTGACTCACCTTCTGATTTAAGAAAGGTTTTAACTCTATAAAATACCTTGCGTAACTCAGGGTCTTGCATAAAATAAAAAGGAGTTTGATAAACACTTAGTATATCACTCCCATCAAATGAGTTACCCTGTTCTTGTTTGAATACTTTACCAGTAGTATCCCCATGAAGCACAAACTCAAACTGCCCTACATATCCACTAGCTACTGCCGTTGCTTCAATCCCTACAAGCTGACTATATTCAAATGTGGACTGGGCTGAAGAACTTTTACGTATAGCTGCTAACAGGGATAAAGAAGTGTTGGCTTCAAAGAATAATCTAAACTGCGATTTTCTACGAATTATTAGAGCTTTTAATTTAGTTACATCTTCGTTTGCCGTGTAGTTTTCAAATGTTTTTTGTATCTCACGGGATACTGTTTCAAGTTCAACGTCACCAATCCTAGAGGTTCCTGAAATTGGTCTAACACCATCTGGACCAAGAAAGATAATGTCTCCACCAAATTCAACTACAGTATCGGGTGCAACACAACCCAAGTCATTAGTAACACTTTCTACACTAAAGTTAGAGTAGTTATCCCCAACAATACGTTTAATTTGATTTTGACCAAATACATACAGTTGATTACGAAAAGACTTTAACTGTGTTATTGTAAAGCCTATGTTAATAACACCTGCTCCATTTGCAGGATCAAAGTCTGTGTCTACATTAGGAGAAGAAAAATAAATATTAAAAGGTTCGTCAGGGTCTCCAGCTAACCAAAGGTGATTTGCAAATGCACTAGAAAATTTAGGATTGTTAGGTGCATTAGTATGTGTAATCTGTGTGTACGTAGTCCCATTATACTTAGCTGCTGGATTAACACCATCTGTTAATAACAATATTTCTTCAGACCAATTATACCTTTCAAATCGTACAACATCAACTCCTGTCATGGTGGGGCTACCTGAAGTAGTTACAGCCTGCCAACCTTTAACAGTAGGGGTACTTGCTACCGTACCCGTTGCACTGGATGTGCCACCTGTAATTACGTTACCTGTAGCAAAAATATTGTCAGGTAGCTTACCAAAATCTACTACAAGAGCATCCGATGTTTTTGATATTACTGTACCTGTCGCTGTTACAGCCGTGCTATCACCTGAACTAACTACACCGGTAAGTGTTTCACCTACAGTAAAACCTGCGCCTTCGCCTGTCCCTAGTGCTACATCGTAATAGTGATTATACCAATGTAGGTAATTGTTTCCAGAAGAAGGTGTCCTACAACCAAGTATGCCTTGATTTATTTCACCATTTACTGCCAGTCCTAAAACTTTACCTGTACCCGGTAGTGTACCATAAGAATTTGCATACCCGCTTATACGTCTATAACCACCCTCAAGTGAAGGTTCCATATTAATCAGACGTATGGCACTTCCAGATAAAGTATTACTTTGAGTAAGCGGGTCAACATTAGTGACAAGCCCCCCTGAACAAACAGAGACAAAGGTTTGTAGATTATCTGCCATACCTAGATTCTATCAACACTTACGCTGTTGCTAGACCTCTGTATTACTGTAGAAATAACATTAGTGTGTTGATCTATAATTAATCTACGCATCATTTTTATACCATCTTCAAACTTTGTACTGTGCATATTTGCGCTTTGTTCATTTGACCTAAATAGCATCATATACATCATAGCACCATCAATAATTACGTGCCTAAATCTGTCAGGTACAATTACTGTATCATTATATAATACAAGATCAGCAGGATATTTCCAGTATCTGTACTCAATTACATACGCTGCATCAGGTACAGGAGTAATACCAAACTTTGTATCCTGCGTCATATAAACGTAATCAGGATCAGTTCTTCCGTTTTCTCCAGCCAACTCTTCAGTGCTTCTATACTTAGATAAATACTGATCGTAAGTAATTAATTTTAATTTTTTAGGTGTATTATTTTTTGACGAAAGTTGTTTAATATAAAAAGTATCCCAGTCTGCTTTTGAATAATCTGCAGGAAAAGAATACGTACCAGTGCCAGCAACTAATGTTTGCTCGTAAGTTACTAAAGTAAAAGGCCACTCTTGTGCGTCTTGAAGCATTTGCCTGACAGCAGAATTAATTGCATCCTTAGCTAGTGCTTGTACATTTTTAGCACTAGCAAAACTAGATTCATCTATTTGAACTTCGTTTAATCTACGCAATAGTTCATTAGTTAGATTAATAAATGTACTCATTGTTATAGCCTTTTAGCAGGTGTAAAATATAGTCTAGCAGAAAGTGTAGCATCAAAATTATGACCAGCCGTATGCCTAAACACTAATACTTTATCTCCTGAATGTAAAAACAAAGGACCGCCGCCAATAAACTGTGTGTGGTTATTACCAGCTATAGCTTCTTCACCTACCATAAAATGATAAGTATTATTATCAGCGTGATATACTTGAATGCCTATATTTGAAGTAGAGCTATCTTCATTAGCAACCATAAGAAAAACAATTTCAGCTTCGTGGCTTGCTGGGCAAGTAAACAGTAGTGTAGCGTTGTTTGGGCTGCCAGTTGTACTAGCTGAGTTGCCTGTTACTTCAACAAAGCTGCTATCAGTTCTAAAGTTAATGCCTGCCATTTACTTATTTTCTTTACGCTCTAAGTTATTTACGATTGTTACAGGATTAACATAATTCTTTTTTAATAGTCCACCTTTAGATAAACCCATAGCTGCGGGTGTACCCCTAGAGGACATCATGCCTTGTGGCGCACGAGCAGCAGAAGGACGATACTTACTGTCTTCCTGTTCAGGAGTTCCCATACCACCTAAAGCATATTTTTTACTTTTACGCATTTATAAATCCCCTAATAAGTAACTAAAGGGCCACCCGAAAGCAGCCCTCTAGTGTTTTATTTACGCAAGTGCGTCACGGTCAACTTCAGCAGCTTCCATTTCACCAAGTGAACTTACATCCATCATTACGGCGAAAACACGAATTTCACCAGCAGTAAAGGATGCGCCACTACCCGCAAGGGTAAGGTCCAGAGTATCCGCAGAACCAATAACAAGATCAGCAGAAACAGTTACGCTAGGTGCATAAGCACCATCAGCAGCACCGTCAATGTCAAACGCTGTTACGTATTCATCGGCATCTGCACCCGTGCCTAAAGCAGCGGTTGCGTCAGTACCAGTATTCTGAGTTGCACTGGAAGTTACCTGAAAACCAGCAGCAATAATCTTGGTGTTTGCAGGGACAGTGATACACTGTACTACGTCACCGTTTGGACTAATGCTGTTAGCAGTCAGGTCAATGACCTGTTCAACCATGTATGGATTGCGTCCACGCTGGGAATTACCCATAGCAGGAGCAAGAGTAGCAGTAATTGTAGCCATTTTTCAAATCTCCTTTATGCTAAATGGTAAGCGGCGTTAACAAGAGCTTCAGGACGAAGAATCTTGCGGCCATACAAATGCATACCACGAACAATGTCAGCGAAGCTGTCAGGGTCACGATATG